CCTGGTTCCCCGTTTTGTTCAGTCAAACGGGTATAGGTACTGTGCGAATCGCTTAATTGCGTAAATTACAGTTGTTCTTTCATCATTACTACGACGGCGTCGGGAATACAACCCAGAGTTGAACCGATTGAGCCAGGTCGTGGCGTTTATCTTGAAGGTGACCCTTTAACTTGTGAGTGGCGTTTCCTCAAATCCTCGACACAGAGCGGATTTGCATCCACTTGCAACTGGCGTGCTTCCAAAGCATCGTCAGGTCGCACACAATTACCTTCTACCGAACATTTTATTATGTCTGCCCAGTCTGCACCCGCGCAGACAGTGGCTGCACCCGCAGCAGGTGCACCTCCGGTGAACGGGGGATCCTTAGCTTCCTCTGGGAGCGGGAGCGGAGCGAGCTACGCGAAAGCCGCCGGAAGAGGAGCGCATGCCCAGAACGGGAGGAAAGACATGCGGAAAGCGGGGGGTCGCGGGACGACCCAAGCGCTTGTTGCTCAATGTGCTGCCTTGTCTGACAAGGCCGCTGGAGACTCCATAGCCGCAAGGGATGCGATTAAGGAGGCGAAAGACCTGCAAAAGCAGCTCTCTGAGACTGAAGAAAAGTTGAAGAAGAGTGACTTGCAATTGGCTACCGTGAGTTCGGCAGCTGCAGGCATGGATCGAATGTGGCAAGGTGTGCACAAGATTGAGATGAGCGGGCGTTATGTACGAACTAACCCGATTTGTTTGATTCTGTGCGTATTACCTCTCGTTTTGGTCCATTTATGGTTGGTGTTTGATTCGCCATGGCCCCGCTTTTATTTGCATGTGGGATGGTACTTCGACATGTTCTCTTGGGTGGGACGTCGTTTTGTACTGTATGGAGCCATTTTCTTACCAACCTACTTCCTTTGTGTGTTGATCGGGTTAACGGTCGATGCATTTTTGTACTTAAGAGGGTATACAAGGGGGGGGTGCTTAGCTGGATGGACCAGCTGGGTTTACCATTACCGTCGTGATTTTATTCACGACCACGAAGACCGGCGCAGTGATTCAACTTCACTGCAGGCGCTCAAGCATGGCGCCAAGTACAGGGAGTACACCCTGGAAAAACGGCTGGGATCCAACTTACCATTTTTCCGTGGTTTGTTGCAATTCTATAGGCGGGTATTTGCGTTGCCACCGACGCTTACTGTTGTCTCGATTGAGCTTTTCCAGCAGATCGCTACCGCCAAAAATCTCGATCCTTATCTGAGCGCGTCTGATGCGCGCTCATCGCTGCAACGTTCAGCCGCGAACAATTCTTCTGTGAATATCGATCGTTCTTTGCTCTTAGCCGACAAGATGATTACTCTTGAGACGGTTTCTCTCGCTTTTGCCCTTTATTGTCAATACAAAGAGGCGATTGCTGACCGGGATTTTCTTCCGGTCCTGCCCCCGCAAAATTAAAATTCGACGCATATGGTTATCGATACGGTGAAGTGCCAATGGACAAGGTGCTTCCGATTAACCATAAAGTTCAAATTACCGTAAGCCCTATGAATGTAAATATTCTAAGTCGTCGCCCAGTTGCTATGGCAGCGCTGGGAGCAGTGTACAGGGGTGCAGCGCCTCCTCATCCTGATTTGAGTGATGCGCTCACCGCGGAGGCAGGGACACGGAAAAGGTTTGTTATGGAACCCCCGATCCCAGAAAAACCATTGCTGGTGGAGCTAATGGGTTTTGTTCAGTTGTGGTGTGAGGTTAATCTCACGCCTTTAGCCCCAGATGTGGATCAATCTCTGGAAACATGGCTATCCGGGACCGCTTACCCGGATTGGAGGAAGAAAGAACTCCGATCAGTGTGTGTCGACTTCGACGATAACATTTTTCAGCACAAGTATACGATTGTGAAATCTTTCATTAAGGATGAGTGGTATCCGAGCTATAAGCACGCTCGTGGGATCAACGCTCGAAGCGATACATTTAAGGCGTGGTTTGGACCTATAGTTAAGTTGATAGAGACTGAAGTCTATAAGAACCATCATTTTATTAAGCACGTGCCCGTTAATGAACGGCCTAGATACATTTCGAATCTCATTTATCGTGAATCCGCCACATATCTTCAAACGGACTATTCGTCGTTTGAAGCTCTTTTTCGTAAGGAGATAATGGAAGCGTGTGAGTTCGTTTTGTTTAAATACATGTGTAAGTATCTGCCAAATTTTTCGCTTATTGTTCAGGCACTTGAAGAAGTTCTGGGAGGCCAGAACGTGTGCCAGTTCCGGTGGTTTGTTGTCCGATGTCTAGCCCGGCGGATGTCTGGTGAGATGTGTACGTCATTGTGCAATGGGTTTGCGAACCTAATGTTCATGTTGTTTACCTGTAAGAAAAAGGGTTGCAGCGACGTTGAGGGAGTGGTTGAAGGAGATGATGGATTGTTTGCGGTAAATGGTGAACCGCCTTCCTCGTCTGATTTCACGCGCCTCGGTCTGATCATAAAACTTCAGACACATAAAAATCTTGCTCACGCATCGTTTTGTGGAATTGTCTTTGAACCAGGAGACGATATCAACATACGGGATCCGATAGAAGTACTTGTCGGGTTCGGGTGGGGTGACGCAAAATACGCGCACTCCTGTCAAAGGAAAAAGGACATAATATTGCGCTGTAAAGCGCTCAGTTTCGCGCACCAGTATCCTGGAGCCCCGATCATCCAATCTTTCGTGCATAATGTAATTAGAAGCACCCGGCATGTGGCCGGTATGACGAAACGTTATTTGGAGAGATCTAAGGGTTTGGACTCGTGGAATCGAAAACTGTTAATGGACGCAGTCCGCGATGAGAAGCTGATTAAACGGCTCCCAGTACCGATCAAAACGCGGTTGCTGGCGGAAGAACTGTACGGTGTGAGTGT